TATAGTGTGTCTTCTGAAGAAAGCGAGAATACTGGTTCCCTTAGGCCACGCAACTCACTATCTTTGTCTAGCAATAGTGATTGCATGCCTGAGTTTACTCGTATTCGTCGTGCTTCTCGTACTCTTATTTATTTAAAGTACGAAAGTCAATCCCAACTTGATGGTGCAGCTTCAGATTCAGTGGATGCTAATATAGTTCATTTTGAGGATTATGCTGCAGGTTATGAAGAAGGTTATATTTCTGCTAGAGACGATACTTTTTATGCTCCAGATTCTTCTGAGTTCGATTTAGGAAAATATTTTGCTAGACCCGTACGAATTGCTATTTTGCCGTGGACAGTTGGTACAGCTTTCCCTGGTTCTAGACTGCAAGTTTTTCAGCGGTATTGGACGAACAAGCACGTAGTCAATCGATTGACTACATACAGAAATTTAAAGTGCGACATGTGTGTCAAGATAGTTGTTAATGGCACACCTTTTCATTATGGGATGTTGATGGCTAGCGCTTTACCAGACAAGCGTGATGACGATTTTTTGAATACGAATACTACGGAATTAGGTGCAGTCCGCGGTTCGCAAAACCCACATATTTTGATTGATCCTACATCGTCATCTGCTGGTTGTTTGCGTTTGCCGTATTCTAATAAGGATAACGCTTACACAGTAACTGGTACATCTTTAGTGGTAGCTGGAGAAGTCGCCATTCGTGAGGTTGTTCCATTGGCTCACGTTTCTGGGGTGATTGAACCAGTTACTATATCTGTTTTTGCTTGGGCGGAAAACGTCGTCTTGGGTGCTCCAACTTCCGTAGCCGCTACTGGATTGGTGGCCCAATCCGGTGACGAGTATGGAAAAGGAGTAATCTCAAGGCCGGCTTTTATTTTGGCCAGTTTAGCTAACAATTTATCCAAGGTTCCGTATATCGCTCCTTACGCATTAGCATCTGAGATGACCGTTCGTGGTATAGGTAATTTGGCCCAGTTGTTTGGTTATGTAAAACCTAATATAGTGTCGGATATTTCTTACAACAAACCTAGGCTTTTACCTAATTTTGCGTCCGCTACTCAGCATGACCCTATTTATAAGTCTACTTTTGACGATAAATCCGAGGTCACTGTAGATCCTAGGGTTGTGGGTATTACTGGTCGAGATGAGATGGGGATTGTTGATATAGCTAAGCGGGAGAGTTATTTAACTCAGTTTTTATTCGCCCAAACCACTCCTGTTGATACGCGGTTGTTCGCTATTCGCGTGTCTCCTTGTATGTTTCGGACGAATGGTACTGGTATTAATACCCAATATCATTTGACTCCCATGGCTTGGGTTTCTGCTCCGTTTCAGTTTTGGAGGGGTACACTGAGATATAAATTTACAGCCGTTTGTTCCTCGTTTCATAGGGGCAGAATAAGAATTTTGTATGAGCCCGGTGCAACGGCTACCGGTGTTGCCCCAGAATACAACGCTGTTCAATCTTTGGTGTGGGATATAGCTAAAGAGAAAGAGGTGGTAGTTGACGTTGGGTGGAACCAAGAGGAAGCGTATTCAGTTAATAGGACGATTGAAACTGCGCCCATTCC